TGCTTCATCAATAAACAAAGCTTCAAAGTTTGGTTTGTTTTCTTGTGCGATAAAATCTTCTAATAAATCTGTAAAGTCTTTTAGACCTTTTTCTTTTTTATATCGTTTTAATTCTTCAGATAACAAGTACAACGTGTCTCTTTCTATATCTAGTATGTTTTGTCGTGAGTCATAGTATTCTAATAGATCCATACGTTTTACTCTAGCTGTGTTCATAATAGTCAGATACTCATTATCAGAATTAAATGTACCGTCATCTTCAGAATGTTTACCTGTTTTAATAGGAATGCCCACCATTTTACCAAACTCTTTATAATCTTCAGGAGTCATCATCTTTTCTTTTGTCATTGCCAAACGTCTAAAAGCAAAAGCGTGTAGTGTTTTAAAATTTTCTAAATCTTCATCAACATCCAAACCAAACTTCTCAGCTGCTCTGGTTGCTGCTTCTCTTGCTGCTTTTCTTGTAAAAGAAAAGTATCCTATCTGTCTCGGTCTAATCCCTTGTTGTATGAATTGATCTACTAAATTCAATAACGTTGTTGTCTTGCCTGTTCCGGGTGGACCTAGTATTATGGTTTTCATATTTTCTTAGTCTCTTTTGTAAGATGTCTATCTTCATCCTTAATATTTCATTCTTGCCTTTTTCCAATCTATATTTAAGATTCCAGTTTATACCTAATATATTTTTCATTAAAATGCCTCCTTGTGATATTCGACTTTAGATACACTTGTTTCTACTTTTTTCATGGTTTTTATTTTGATGAGTCTTGGGTATTGTTTCTTAATTGGTATCCGGACCTCATCTACAAAAACATTTTCTAATCTTTTTATAAGATTACCTGTTTTAGTTTTATCTTGATCCCAATTATTCTTTTTGCAAAATGCAAAAAAATCATCCATTCTAAAATATGTAAAGCCATCTTCTGTAAAAGGTAGCTTATTAAATATGTCATCCATTGTTCTTGCTGATTGTCTATTTGTAGTCCAGTCTTGTAGTAACCCTGTAATTTGATTCATTGGATCTAAAGATTCTAATGGTTCTACTTCTTGTAAGTTTTGCATCATTGGTTTTAAAAAATATTGTTTCCAATCTTTTGGCTTTGGTACAGGTACAACTAAGTTAGCTTGGTCAAGACACGCCAGGGCAAACAAAGGTGGACTATATAATTGTTCTGATTTTAATTCGATCCGCGTTCCACTTACATCTAAGAACCATTGAGGTGGAGTGGATTTGTATTTAGTTAGATTACCAAGCACTGGCATTTCTTCCTCACCATAGCCTACACCAAAACGTTTTGTTCTACATAAACCAGATTGACAGACTGCGTTTATTGGTGCGTCTTTACATCTATACTTATCGTAACCTTTTCTATTTACAGATTTAATTAATTGTTGAACCTCACTATTACTTAACTTGGGTTCCATATATTTTAAATTAGCTTCTACAATTTTATCCTCCCAAGTATCAGGGTTTGCTTGTTTGTAATAAACTGCGATGTTAAATAATGCATTGTTTCTAGACCCCTCACCAAAACCAACTGATGCCAGTTTGTTTAAGCAAGGAGGTCCACTAGGAAAAGCTTCTTCTATTTTTTTCTCTTTAATTTTAATGTCTTTGACTTGTGCTTCTGTGCACGCATAAACATCATAGAGCTCATAAAATTCCTCAAGTGTACAAGAGGAGCCACTATCGTTGATAGCATATCGTAGTCCTTTCGTTCCGTTGTAGTAGGGTAGATTTAAGAAGTTACCTGTATCCCCACGTTCTACAAGTATTTCTGTTTGTTTAGGAAATATTTCAGATCCCTCGTATCCTAAAACCTTTGCAATTTTTTTAAGTGTGCTCTGCATAAGAGCTGCAGAGATAAATTCTTTTGTAAATAAAAATACGTGTGCACCACCAGATTTAGATCTACAAACTATTAAGGGGAAATTAAGATCGCGTATGCTTTGAATGAGGCCGCGGTGGTCGAGATTGTAACTGTCAATATCAATACAGCCCCAACGACACGTGTTGTCCTCTCGAATGGGGATGATGCCCAAAGCCGGACCTTTTCCCTGTAAATGGTTCTCCCACAAATCATCGCTAACATTCTTTCGAACAATGAATGCCTTGCCTTGTTGTTTACCGTTACCGTTTCTTTCACCTTTCTGGTATTGTCCATATGCTATTTTTAATCCTTCAAATATATTTTTAAATTTTTCTGTCTTCATTATCATTTCTATTTAATTTGTAAAGGGGGACCTGTGAGAATCCCCCTCACCTGCACTAAAACGGAGTTGACGATTTAGTTGATGTCTCTTCCACATCTGCTTTTGTTTGCACGTTACCTTTGGAGACATTTCCAGAGAAATCTTTTGCATTTAAATACAAAGCTTTATCCTTTTGTCCCATGATTCTGTCCATTGTCACAACCCAACCATACCAAGAACCTTTATCGTTCTTTTGTAGGTTTGATTGAAGATTGTAGACTACCCCATGCATAGGTGGTACAGCAAATCCGCCTTTACCATCGTCAATCTGAACAGACTTCATCATTGAATTCCATTTCTTACTGACGCTCAACTGTGTTGATTTCATAGTAATTAAAGCAGGACTGTATCCGCCTTGTTTGTTTTCTACCATTACATAGTAATAAGCAGTCTCTTCTAAATAGTTACCGTTTGGTAATCTAATTTTAGAGCCATCTCTTTTACCTGTTTGGATAACCGGACTACCTGGTGAGTGTGTAGCCACAGGAGCACCTGGACCATCACCTCTATCAGACCATTCCGGATAGTCTTTCTTGTAGTAACAAGGAATAACCTTGATACCTTTCTTACCATCGAACAAGTCGTTGGTAACAGTATTGTAGATCATACCAGCTTTCGCTCCATCTACAAACTTTGCATCACCGTCAGTTACCTGTGGTGATAGCTGTCCTAAGATTCTGATAAACGGTAACGCCATATCTTCTTGCGTCATGTTTTCAAAACCTTTTTGCAGATCGTTGCCGAAGAGGGCAACAGATCCGTTTTGTTTAGCTTTTATTTCATTAGCCATTATTCATCCTCCATTATTTTTTCCGGCTTATTTTTGTTTTGTCTTTAATCCATAGACTAAAAACATCAGAAGGCATGTCAAGGCCGGCCTTGACACGCTCTTCATATAGAGCTGTTAATGTATTCCACGCCACATCAGATTTCTGCTGCGGTGTAAAACCATTAGCAACTGCAAGGTCCATCATTTGATTCGCCTTGTTATCTTCTCCTTTACCAAAACTTACAGTGACATTGTTTTTAATAATATCACCTAACCCCTGGTCCCGAAGCCATTGATAGGCAGCTTCTCTTCTTAAATCATCTTTTGGAAGAGTAGCCCTAAATTCTTTTTTTACAGAAACCTTACTACCATCTGCTAGTTTAATTTCTTGTAATCCCTGTTCTTGTAGAAGTTCAGGTATAACTCTAGAACTAATATCATCAGCTTCAGCTTTCTTTGCTTTTAACTTATCTTCTAGTTCTGCTACCTCATCTTCTTTCTGTTTTAACAGCACACATTGTTGTGCAATATCTGTTATTTCTACATTGTCTAACATATCAGAAGTGTCTTTTAACATTTCACTTCTTACGTCAAATGTACCACTACCTGTATATATTTTTGTTTTTGTACTCATCGTTATCCTTTCTGATAGAGATCGAAATTTATTGGATAATATTTAGCCTCTCTTCGATCCCATTTTAAGAGGTTAAACTTTCCGTTTGTTTTATCACAAACGATTGCACAAGAAATACCAATAATAGCTGGATCACCTGTGAGCAATACATAATCTTGTTCTCTAAAATCTCGTAAATTTTTTTGCATCTTAAAAACAAATGGACTTGATGAAAATATTATTTGTGAATCTGGGCCATAGTTAGGCAAACAGATTACAAGATAACCAAAGTCAGATGCCCCTAATATATTTATATTAGCAGGTGGATGCTGTAATACATAAACAAATTTTTCGTCTGGATTGTTTTTACTAAAGTCTAAAAACTCTCTCAAAGAATTTGGTTTGTATAATTCAAAAATTTTATTCTTCATTCTATTATTCTCTTGACACAGATATAACGATTCCTATATAGATGTCAAGTAGAAAGTATATGAATTATAAATTTAAAACAAAACCATATAAGCATCAGCTTACTGCGTTAAAAAAATCGTGGGATAAAAAAGAATATGGCTATTTTATGGAGATGGGTACAGGTAAATCAAAAGTGCTCGTTGATAATATGGCTATGCTTTATGATAAAGGTAAAATAAATGGGGCATTGATTATAGCACCAAAAGGTGTTTACACCAACTGGTTGTCTCAAGAAATACCAAATCATTTAGTTGACCACATAAAACCCAAAATGGTACTATGGACTGCAACAACATCCAAAGCAAAGGATAAAGAGTATCAAAAATTATTTGAGCCAGACCTAGACCTTCACATCCTCATAATGAATGTTGAAGCTTTAAGTACAAAAAAAGGTGTAGAGTTTGCGTATAAATTTCTAAGAACCCATAAAACAATTATGGCTGTGGATGAGTCTACAACTATTAAAAATCCAAATGCAAAGAGAACTAAAAATATATTATTGCTTGGTAAGCACGCCAGATACAGACGTATCTTAACAGGTTCACCAGTGACTAAATCACCATTAGATTTGTATAGTCAATGTGCTTTTTTAGATGAAGATTTATTAGGACACGTATCTTATTATACATTTAGAAATAGATACGCTGTTATGATAGATAGAAATTTTGGTGGAAGAAGAGTACAAATTGTAGGATCTTATCAAAGATTAGATGAGTTAGAAGAGATATTAAAAGAGTTTTCATACAGAGTACAAAAAAAAGATTGTTTAGATTTACCTAAAAAAATATTTATGAGTAGAGCTGTTGAGTTAACTAAAGAACAACAAGAAGCTTATGCCACAATGAAATCCGCGGCCCTCGCTTCTTTAAAAGGTAAGATGGCTACAGCTCCTCACGTATTAACACAACTTATGAGATTACATCAAATATCTTGTGGC